AATAATTTAATGGAAGGGTTCAGATTAACAACTCCTACTAATACTAAAATATCTGTAACCGCTCCGCGGGGTTTTGAAGGTGGGGTAGAGAAGGAAGACCTGATAATTCCCAGAGCCAAGCTATTACAGGCAATGTCTCCTGAAATGCAGGAAGGTGGGTTTACTGTCGGCGAGATTATAAATTCGCTAACTAAAGAGTATCTTGCTGAGGAGTTTATACCTATATTTATGTTCAAAAACTGGATAAGGTTTAATCCGCGATCGAAAACAGAGCCAAACTTTAATAGCGAATATGAGGCAGGGGCTATAATATGGAAATCGAACGATCCGAGAGATCCTCTTGTGTTGTCGGAATCAAAATTCGGCGCGAAAGGAGAAAAACCGCTAGCCATAACGTTCATGAACTTCTTCAGTGTTTTTGCTGGTTCGCAAACTCCTGTGATTGTGTCGTTTTGTAAGTCATCGTATCATGCTGGTCAAGAGCTATTGTCTCTGGCAAGATTTAGTGGAGGCGATATGTTTTCAAAAAAATACAAGTTATCCTCTAAGGACGAAACAAAAGACGGTTCAGTTTATAAGGTTTATGGAGTAAAAGCAGCTGGTAAAGTCACGGAAGAAGAGTACGCAAAATGCGAGAATTTGTGGAAAGAGTTTTCGTACAAAAGAATTGAAGTACACGATATAGAAGACTCAGAGAAAGCGCCGTTCTAGTTTAATTGCGGTTAAATGGCTAGGCAGGTTTCCCCAAGTCACTCGAAAACTGCCTGCTTAGCCTACCGCATTTACTAATATGATAAATTTTGCGCTTAAATATATAGAAAGAGGGTGGTCTGTTTTTCCTTGCATTGAGAAAAAACCATTAACAACGCACGGATACAAAGACGCAACGTCTGATCCTGAAGTAGCAAAACAGAAATTCTCAAACAATCCGAATATTGGTATAGCAACTGGCAAAGTATCTGATATATTTGTACTAGACGTTGACGTAAAAGACGGAAAAAACGGTGACGATGTGTTAGCTAAACTAGAATCTGAGAATGGTGACCTTCCAAACACAATCGAATCGTTGACGTGTTCTGGTGGTAGGCACATCTATTTTAAGTACCCTAAAACAAAAATTATCGGGTGTAAAACAGATATATTAAGAGGGCTAGACATTAGAGGTGATGGTGGGTATGTTATCGCTCCTCCTAGCGTCGCTAATGGAAAATCCTACGAGTGGGAAGTATCTCACCATCCTGACGAAACAACCATTGCAGACGCTCCTGACTGGTTGCTCGATTTAATCATCTCTCCTAGACCACATATAGATTTGTCAAAAGAAAGTGAAAAAATAGTTAAAAATAGAAACGATACACTTATGCGTATTGGTATGAATTTGAGGAGGTTAGGTCTTGAAGCTAAAAATATAGAATCTGTTCTGCAGAATATTAACGACACAAGGTGCACACCTCCACTAAGCAAAAAAGAAGTGTCAACCATCTCTCAGAGCGTAGCAAAATACGCTACTAAAGACATTAATTCTCCCTTAACAGAGATGTGGAATGCGGAATTATTTTTAGATCAGTATTCAGAAAATATAAGGTATTGTCCTCTATTAGGTGGCTGGTTCGTTTGGGATGGAAGAAGATGGGGACAAGACGACACCATGCAAATAGAGAAGTTTTCAAAAACTGTTATTAAACAAATGATCGAGATAGGTAGAAATAGTGATAACAAGACATTAATTAAACACGCTATAAAATCTCAAAGGGCGCACGATATGAAAGCAATGCTTGATATTGCAAAATCCGATGTTGCTATATCGCCAACCAGTTTTGATACTGATTCTATGCTTTTAAATTTTAAGAATGGAACGTTCGATTTGGAATCAGGAGTGTTAAGCGCGCATGATAGAGATAAAAATATCACAAAACTAATAGAGCAGGATTACGATGCTGCGGCGCAATGCCCTGTGTGGAATAACTTTTTAGATACAGTATTTAGTGGAGACAAAGAACTGATTAGCTATATGCAAAGAGTAATAGGGTACTCTCTTACTGGTGAAGTTAGCGAGCAGTGCATATTTATATTGTATGGGTTTGGAATGAACGGAAAATCAACTTTTTTGAAACATATTTATAGGATTCTTGGGGACTATGCTATAAATACACCATCAACTACGCTGATGGAAAAGTTTAACGAAGGTATTCCCAACGATTTAGCAAGGTTAAAAGGCACAAGATTTGTGACTAGCTCAGAAACAGGTAAAGGAAGAAAGTTAGCTGAATCTAAAATCAAACAAATGACAGGCGACGATCCTATTTCAGCTAGATTCTTACACAAAGAATATTTTGATTTTATGCCTACATTTAAGATTTTCTTATCAACGAACTATAAACCTCACATTTCTGGAACAGATACTGGAATATGGCGTAGAATTAGAACTATACCATTCGAAAAGGTAATTACGGAACAAGAACGGGATATTAGTTTAGACTCAAAAATAACAGCAGAATATGCGGGCATAATTAATTGGGCTATTGAAGGGTTTAAAAAATGGAAAGAAGGTGGATTAAAAACTGCTTCCAAGATTTTGGATAAAACAAAAGAGTACAAAGAAGATTCTGACGTTATAGGGATATTCCTAGATGAAAAATGTGTAAAAGGAGAAGGATTAATTTTATCAACTAGCGAAACGTTAAGGAGTATCCAAGAATGGTCAAAAGAAAATGGAATAACTTCGGTTAAGAGGCACGAATTTTTAGAGTACATGAACCGTATGGGATACGAAAAAGTAAGAAGTGGTGAAGATGGCAGAATTTATTTTAAAGGGATAGGCCTTAAAAAAACTGATTTAGTATCGGATTACGAATCGCCATTTTAATTTTATATAAGGGGGGTATCATGGACACTATTAATGACAGAATAGAAGACTATCTAGGATTAACGGAAGAATCGTTTTTACTATGGGTATTATTTACTGGAAAAAGTGATATGCCAGACTGGCTCCTAAGAACTTGTATTGCGCTGAATGACAGAAATGTATTAGATCCGCTGAAAGAAATGTTTTGGGATGAATATGTAGAAGAAATGGTGTTATATGGTAGAACATAAATCGTAATGTATAAAATATAAACCATACATTTGATGTGAAAAAAGGAGAATTTATGATTAAAACTTATAAGGGACTAGAGTACACTATTTTTAATAACTTAGGAACCTATTGTGGTTATGTAAAATTACCAGATAATCATCCGTACATTAAACTTATTCACTTAAAAAAAGATTATACTATGAATTTTGAAGTTGGATATGACGACATGGACATTGAATGTCATGGAGGATTGACCTTTTCAAGGATAATTAAAGTCAACAACGAATATCTGCAAGGATTTAGTAGAGGCGCATGGATTGGATGGGATTATGGTCATTTTAGTGATAAAAATAAAGGTTTTACAGAAGAAAAAGTTGAACAAGAATGTAAAAATGTTATAGAGCAAGTTTTACTAAAACAGATATAGGTAGTTAAAATAAAAAAATTATATTTGATGTGCTCGAAAGCGATAAAAGGAGAATCCAAATGAAACCAGAACGTAAAATAAACAAAGAGTTCGTAGACGAAATTAGGTATTTAAGGACACGGTATCCTAACGAAGATTACGAATACAAAGAAAATGACGAAGAAACAAAAGAGCTGGAATTTTAGATCATGAACAAATTGAAAATTAAACAAAATGGGAGGTAGAAAAATGAACTTTTACAGGCACGGCGATGTAAACTTATTTGAGGTAGATGAGATATTTGGCGAGATTGTTAAACATGATGGAAAATATATTTTAGCGAGAGGAGAGGCTACGGGGAGCGTGCACGAACTGTCCGTAGAAAAAATAGCCAACCTGCTCATAAAAAAAGATAAAAACGGGTATATGCAGTTCGAACTTTTAGAGGATGGAAAACTTATACATACTCATGACCATGAAATATTGACTATAAAAATTGGAAAATACGTCCAAATTCCAGAGAGAGAATTAGATCATTTCTCAAATTCCGTTGCTAGGAATGTGGTGGACTGAAATGAGAATAACTAGAACTCCAATAAAAGCAACAGGAGGAATTACTCTAGATGAAAAATCCAGAATGGAAGAGATAACTAAAAAATGGATCAAAATAGCTTTCAGAACAGATCCTATAAACAAAGAAAAAATAACCGATGCTATTTATCGGTTATACGAATCCGCAGGATTAAAATGTCCAAGAGTTGTAATAGTGCCAAGTCCTTTTATTGGTAAATTGGCAAGCGGCATAGCAGCTGCGGTGTGGTATATTAGAAAAAATGGTGCCACCCACGATTCCACATACGCTGCCACCCGCGCTGCCACACGCGCTGCCACAGACGATGCCACAGACGCTGCCACATCCGCTGCCACAGACGCTGCCACATACGCTGCCACATCCGCTGCCACACGCGCTGCCACATACGCTGCCACAGACGCTGCCACAGACGCTGCCACAGACGCTGCCACACGCGATGCCACACGCGATGCCACCCGCGCTGCCACCCGCGCTGCCACATACGCTGCCACATACGCTGCCACATACGCTGCCACACGCGCTGCCACATACGCTGCCACAGACGATGCCACAGACGCTGCCACATACGCTGCCACAGACGCTGCCACAGACGATGCCACATCCGCTGCCACACGCGATGCCACATACGCTGCCACAGACGCTGCCACAGACGCTGCCACATCCGCTGCCACAGACGCTGCCACATACGCTGCCACATCCGCTGCCACAGACGCTGATGTTAAAAAAAATTGGCTAAATTATTTAATAAAATTTTTTACACCAAATGAAGTAGATTTTACGATTAAATGTATCTCATCATCATGGAAGCTGTACCAAGGAGGAAATATGTGGGCATATTTTATGCCATATGCGGAAGCAATGAGAGATGTTATCGGACTTACAGGACTGGATTGTTGGAAAAAATATCAAAGCTGGGAAGACTCTAGTAGAGAAGGAGGGTTTAGATTCATGCACAAAAAGTTTTGCATTGTTTCGGATTTTCCTGAAAAATTAACTATTGACGACAAAAACAGACCACACAACGAGCACGGGCCATCTCATAGGTGGAGAGACGGTTTTGAAATTTATTCCATTCATGGAGTGCTATTCCCAAAAAATCTATATCTGAAAATAATTTCTAGGGAAATGGGAATGGCTGATATTTTAAAAATAGCTGATATAGATCAGAGAGTTCAGGCAATGAAATTTGCTAAAAACGGAGTAAGGGATTTTTATAAATCCGAAAACGGAAAAATGATTGATATGTTTTACAAAAAAGATAAAAACGAACGAGAGATAAGATATGAACTTTGGGAGATTCCTTCTGGTAAAACTTTTAATAAAGCAGTTCACTTTATGGTTTATGAGTGCCCCTCAGCTAAATTACATGGAGAACAAAGGGAATACGCGAAAGGTGTGCCTCCGTTTAGAACAGTCGCGGAATGTATGGCGTGGGGGATGTCGGATGATGTCCATACTCTAACTCCAGAAGAGTGGAAAAAGTTAGTTCCACTTGAACACGAATCGTAATTGCCATGATGAAACTTTTAATAGTGACAAATGATATGGAGTCAGAGGAGATTAAGTGAAAGAGATTAAAGAAATGAGGCAATAACCGAAACATATCTGATTATGATGACGAGAGCGGTCTAGTAGAAGAACTTGAGGATGCTGTTTTAGCTGTGATAGAGCGAATTAATCGCGATGAGGATATACGCTGCTCTCAGCTGACAAGGCGGCACGATTCATCAAGTGGTGGAGGAGATCAAAAGACTAAAAATTGGAGGCACAGAATGAAGCAAGCAATAATCGTTGATCTTGATGGCACATTAGCCAACTGCGATCATCGTAGGCATTTTGTTGAGCAAAAGCCAAAAGATTGGAATAAATTCTACGCAGGAATTGAAAAAGATACTGTTAACAAATGGTGTAAAACTCTTCTCCAAAAATTCCATGACACTTTTATTATTATCGTTTCTGGTAGGCCAGATAATTACAGAGACATAACTCTGAATTGGCTTGAAGCTCAATCCATTTTCTATGATAAGATTTTTATGAGGAAATCAGGAGATTACAGGACGGATTATATTGTGAAAAAAGAGTTATATGAAGAACATATCAAAGGTGAATATGAGGTTATTATTGTAATAGATGACCGCAAACAAGTCGTTAATATGTGGCGCAAAGAGGGTCTTGTCTGTCTTCAATGCGCCGAGGGAGAGTATTGAAAAGAGTAGTTCCATGCTTATTGAAAGATCAAAATCTGCTTCAGTGAAGGAGAAATCGAAATGAAGCTAATGTGGCTACTGTTAATATCTGTATTTCTAAGTTCTTGTTGCAGCGGTAAACACGGAATTACAAATAAACATATAGTCGATGAAACTAAATATTGTGAGAGTAATGGACTAGATGCGCGTTTGATACATTGTGAGTTTTGTGGAGATATAGTTTCTGTTGAATGTCTTCCAAAGGAGAATCATAAATGAAAACAATCGCAATACTGTTAATAGTAGGCGCAATGTTTGTTCTTTCGGAAGTAAGCGTTCTTATCCGCTCTGCTTTTAGGAAATATTCGGCAGATAAAAAGGAGAAAACTAAATGAAAACACTACTCACCGTAGTCATGTTGTTAACTGGGTGTTCACAAATTATGGCAGAGGATAGACCAGAGACAATGAGTAAAAAAGAATATGACGGACGCCTAGAGAATAGAAAACGATTGGAAGATAATAGGGATAGGTATCTTGGAATTATATCCACCAGAACCGCGATCTACATCATTTACGATTGGAAAGAGTTTTGTGAGAAGTATGGGCATAATTTTTGCGACACTTCGGAATATAATAAAAAAAAAGAAAAGCATCTTCGTAGATGTATTCATTGCAAGGCATGGAAAATGTGGACAACAATTCCAAAAAAAGAAATGGAAGAAATCTGGTGGGAGGAATGATATTTGGAGTTAGTTTGGCTATGAAAATCTGTAAGTGGGAACATGAAGAGATCGTATATCTTTGCAAAAGTTGCCCGATATGCGAAGCTAATATAGAGTTGGTGAAATTGCAGAAAACTATTTTTGAATTGATGAATATAAATGGGAGGAATCGTATAAATGGATAAGCGGTATATACTGATAAAGAATTTGCCTGACACAACTGCTGGGACGGTGTTTAAATTAAACAAAAATAACGATTCATATGAAGCTATTAATTCACACGGAAGAATTATTAAATTTTACCAACATGAGATTGACAGAAATCCCGAATGGTTTGAATTCATAGACGATCAGTGGAGTCCGAATATAGGAGAAGAATACTTTTATTTTTTAGGACATGGGGATGTTTGTAGAGCGGAGCGTGGGGAGCTTTACGGTGAAATTGATTTTATGAAATACGGCAACTGCTTCCAAACCAAGGAGCAAGCCGCCGAAGCCGCGCGACGCGTCAAAGAGACTTTACTGAAGTACCATGAAGAACTAAACCATGAATGAACTACTTGCACATTTAGCTGGGGATTATATTCTCCAAAACGATTGGATGGCTTTAGGTAAATATAGATCAAAAGGTATAGCCTTATTACATGGGATCGGATATACCATCCCTTTCTTATTTTTAACAAATGACATATTTTCTCTTTTTATTATAGGCTTTACCCATTCAATTATAGATCACTGGAAAATGGCTAACTGGATAGGACAAATTCGTAATTGGAATTTTAAAACTCAAGATGGTTTTTCAGCTGAACGACCAATATGGCTAACAGTTTGGATTGGGATAATCACTGACAATACAATGCACTTATTTATAAATCATATAGTTCTAATGAAGAACTAAACCAAAAAGGAGAATGAAAATGCCAATAGATACAACGCCAGATAATGCTGGAATGATTCGCATGCCATCAGAAGATGAAATTCTTGAAAGGAACTTCTCTTATCACGCACCTAAAGGAAACCAAGCCGAAAGGTACTTAACGATTAGAGAAACTGCTAAAGCCTTAGCCAAATTAATAAATAAAATATGTCCTCCGAGCAGAGAACGATCTCTAGCGATGACAAAACTAGAAGAATCGGTTATGTGGGCTAACGCCAGTATTGCAAGAAACGAGTAGATTAATAAAACGATTTGCCAGATGCGGCGTGGATATAGTGACACGCAAGATTTTAATAAAATCTATCTTCGAGCTAAAAAGTGTCATTCACTAATAAACAGAAGAATAGTCGGCGCAAACCCGACCTCTGGCGGTTAGTTTTTTATTGGAGGAGGAATAAAAAATGATAGTAATAAATGGAGTACTAATCGTTGTTTCTACAATTGGATATTGCGCATGGCTCTATTGTGTAAGTCAAATAGAACCTAACATAATCACAAAGATGTTAGTTTGTATAGGATTTGGGCTTTGTTATGGAACATGCCTAGTTGTGTGGATTAAAGAAATTGTGAAAGAAAAGAAACGTCAAAAATAAATGGTGGATAAATGAGAATAGAAGCAGAATCGCTGTATATAATAAAATTAAATGCGTTTGAAAGAACTTTAACTACTCTATATGAAGGATGTCCCAATGAACAAAAAGAGCCAATATCTGTTCAGGCTAGAGCAATTATCTTCGCCGCTTGCGTCATAACTGAAGCTATACACAATTCTAAATGAAAATTAAAATCTAAACTCCAATCCACTATAAAATCCGTATTCAAACTTCTTTTCATCAAAGTTATGTCCTGTAAATAGTCCTATATTTACTTTATCCCAAAACTTCTGAGCTGTTTTAGGAACAAATAAGTTTGAATATTCTGTGAAAGTTGGGAAAGATAGAGCAATAAGTCTATCAATATGAATAGACCCGCCAAGAACGCCTGTCCCTACCTTTTTTGCGTCAAAAGGAGTAACAAACCCAGCGTCTAACGTTAAAAATCTATACTCTACAAAAGGAGTAATAACCCCGCCTTTAGAATCTCTGTTCTCAATAGAGAAGAAATATGCAGGTGTAGCTGATTCTAAAATTGTTAGTTTGGTTTGTTGACCAACATCGTTAAACAAGTCTCTGAAAGAATACGAATACCCAGCAGACACAATTCCTAAAAATAAACCTAACACTAATACCAGTTTTTTCATATAATCTCCTTTATTTTTAATATTGTTCTATTATTTAAATATTTATGTAACATATAGTTTGCTTACTGTAACGGTTTTCCTATACCATCTCTTAAAGCGTATAGACCTAATCCAGCCAACACTTCATAAATCCATGGAGGAACAATTACTGGATGTCCAATAGCTGTAGATATAGGTTGAATAGCTCCTAAAACCACGCCAACGATTGCCACCCAAAACGTTTTACTTTGAAACTTACTTTTTTCTTCCATATTATCACCATCCTTTAATATTTTGTCTAGTTCATTCTTTGTTTTCAGTATAAACAATTTTCTCCTGAATCCGTCCTTCGGAATTCCTTTCAGTATCCATAAAATCATTTTTGCTTTTATCATATCTAAAAATTATAGTCATATTAATCTTGGGTGACTCCGTATCCCACAATAATTATTGAATCCCATCCATTTTGATAGAGGACGTAAAATTACTTTTCCAGTTTCAAAGCTGCATTTAGGGTCATACCCTCTACACTCAATCACTGTATCTTTATCGTATATCATTCCGCTATGATAAATTTGACCTGATTTTCCTCCTCTACCAAAAAATACCAAGTCTCCAATATCATACGTTGATACAGGAACAGTAAAATCAAATTGGTTTTGGCTGCCATCAGGCATTTTTAGTCCTATATGATTATAAATTCCTTCTACAATTTCAGAACAATCTAAAAATTCTGGGATATTCTTAAAATTTTTCCATTCATATCCATATTCATAAAGAATACCTATCAATTTACTAGAAAACATAACTAGCTTTTCTCTGATTGCTCTTTTTTCTAAAGACGTAAAATCTTCCATTCATTTACCATCCCCATACAAAAAATAAGTTGCTACTCCAGCTAAAAAAATAACTAAAAGCATACTCATTGCAGTTTGTAAAACTCTTCAATAAAAAATGCGGCTAATAAACCTATAGTAATAATACAAAAAGTTATAATCATAATAGATTTGGATGGCTTCGGATTCCGCAAAAGTTATTATGTCCCATCCATTTCGCCAGAGGACAAAAAATAACTTTCTCCGTCTCAAAAACAGCTACGGTGTCAAAAGCTCTAACCTCTATCATTTTAATCCTCATCCTCTGAATTTTTAGAAATTTGTTCTTCTTTTTTTATCCATAATTTACATTGTCCATAACGTGAAAAAATATTGCCATCACCATTGGCATAATAACTTGTTTGTCCTTCGCTTTCTTTTTCATACTTTGTACAAAATATCTGAACAGTGTCAAAGAATTTCATTAGTTCTGAAACATGATTTTCAATAATTTTATGCCTTCCTTCTCTTTGAGTATCTTTCATCTAGTTTCTTCTCTCAATCATCATGTTTTTTATATCGCTAATCATCTGATAAATGTTCTTAATGTCGTCCTTAATTTCTTTGTTCCCTTCTCGAATAAATTCGTTATTAAGCTGGTTATCCTTCTTTAGAACCGCCAAATCCGCTACTCTATCCGTTGAATCTTTTAAATGTTGCTGCAATATAGGAACTAAATCTTGCACTTTGCTAAGTTCTCCCTTCAACTCCACTATTTTTATATCTAATTGTCTGCAAGAAACATAAGTCCCTCTCCACATTTTGTAGAGTTTCGGGACATTTTGAATACTGATGTATAAAAAGAATCCTGACCATCCTAGCTTATTAAAAATAAGATCATCCACATTGTGTATAAATAAGTATTACAGTCTCATTGCAAAGATAAATATTCATTTTCCAGTAAATCTAATTCTTTTTTTATGGAATCAGTTGTAGTTCCTACGGAAAAACCATCTTTAATGTCCAACAAAGAATTGAACATTTGTTCCTTTAACTTTCTTCTTAGAATTCTTATTTCGTTTTTCCTAATATCGTTTTTTTCTGAAATGCTTTTATCTACAATACTTTCATCGGCTAAGTTAATTTTTTTGTTTTGAATATTATTTATTTTTTCGTCTGGTACATAAATTTTAACGCAATCTGTTGGTATGTTGACTTCATATCCACCAACAGTGGCTTGTAAAATTTTTCCAGTTCCTTTATTAAAAACAATAGTCCCAGAAAATAAACTGTCTGTAATGCTAAATAAAAACAAAAATAATATTAATTTTTTCATAATCACTCCTCATATGATTGAAGCCAAACAAAAGCCTCTCCTGTCGCATTGTCTTCTCTATATTTAAAAGTTCTATTAGCATTAACCGCTCTGCTAAAATCAAACTTTATAGATCCCACATTGGACAGATTGTTCCCAAACTGATATTCGCCAGCGTCGCTCGCAACAATAATATCGGCAGGTCTAAATGACCATCTAAAGCCAGATCCAGCACCTGACCCATTACATTCAATTTTATACGCGCCTGGAGGTACTTGGTTCTCCATATTCAAAAGTGTTTCTCCAGACAAATCTGCTGCATAAAAAAGTTGAATAGCTGTAAAATAATAAACGATATGACCAATTTTGTAAGTAGGCACAATATTTGATGAGCTATTATTCCTAACATGACCTATAAATCGCCATTTAGTATAACCACTTGGCATTGTTGGCCCTATCAATATAGATACATCTGCGCTACTAGCAATTACGCTCATTGTACTCCCATTAGATATTGCAAATAGTTTATACCATGTACTTGCAGCTTCGGATCCTGTATCTAATCCTCCATCTCCATTTATATTTAAAAAACACGATGTTGCTATATTTGCATAATAATCGGACATAATATTCATACCTAAAGATGTGATTACTATTTCATTTGTTCCAGAGCCATTGGTTGTAATGACTAAATTGTACATGATAGAACCTGTAGAAGCAGATGCAGGCACAGAAAAAGCGCCTGTCCCATCAAGAAATTGAGTAGAAACATTAGAGAGTTTTGGTAAAAACCCGTGTCTTACTGTAGTAGCATTATTAGTTGTATTATCCGCTAACGTTATTTCTGATTCTATTATAGAAGCTCCTAATTTTGTCACAGAAGATGGATCCATATCTGCGTCGTCAATAAATCCATCAGACTGAGACTGCAACAACTGGCTCGCCCCGTTAAACGCATTCCCCTGCTTTGTCACAGATGACGGATCCACATCTGCGTCGTCAATAAATCCATCAGACTGAGACTGCAACAACTGGCTAGCTCCGTTAAACGCATTCCCCTGCTTTGTCACAGATGACGGATCCACATCTGCGTCCTCAATGAATCCATCAGACCCTGTCTGCAATAGTTGACTAGCTCCGTTAAACGCATTCGCTTGTAGTGTGACAGAAGAAGAATTCTGACGAGCATTAGGAATTGTTCCTAAGGTTAAATTAGTTGCATTTAAAGCTGTAAGTGTGCTGCCAACACCAACAAAACCAGTAGAAGATGTAAGTGTGCCATAAGAAGTAGCAGAAGACAATGTAATAATCTGTAGACCATCAGTTAGTTGACCTCTTTTTGTTACGCTTGACGGGTCTACATCCGCGTCGTCAATTAATCCATTGCCATCAGCCTGCAACAGCTGGTTCGCTCCGTTAAATGTATTTGCTTGTAATGTAACAGAAGAAGAATCTAGCCTTTCATTAGGCAAAATACCAGTATTAAGATTTGCAGCACTGTTTCTAAACAAATGAGTTGCGTGTCCTAAATTATAAAAACATACTAGAACAAATCCAGTTAATACTATTTTTTTCAATTCTATCACCTCCTAATATTTTAATGTTTCTGGACTAATTAAAAAAGTCTGATTAATCAGCTTAACATTATTGTCCAACCCAGAATCGTAGTATTTTAATTGTAAATATTTTCCATCAACGCCTAAATCAATTTTTTCATTTTTTATCATAGGAATATACGAATACCCATCTCCTATAATAGAAAAAATTTCTCTTGTTGGAATAAACTCGCTAACCAAATTGAAATTACTTTTTAACCTTTTCTGAATATAGTAGGTAGGGCTATTTCCAAGAGCATTGTCCGTAAATGGAATATAGATGTAACGTCCTCTTAATGCAATGTCTCCTTGTAGAGCGTAAGTACTCAAAGCAACTGAATTTTTAGGTAGAACTGCTATTCTGTTTACTACATCCATATTACCCTTAAACCTTTTTTCTAAAATAACTTCCTGATGATTTTGAGATTGTTCTGAAATTTTGTTATATGCTGAATAAATAAAATTTTCGTCAATAACTAAAGAAGTATCTCCAATCGTATTGTAATCCACATCAATGGCACCTACTATTCCTAGAGTACTTACGTTTATTCTCTTATACCTATAATTACCTTCATCAGCAACTATAACATTATCCAGATCAGATCCTATTCCAGTGGCTTGGTGATAAGATGTTGCACCTCTACCTAAAGTTCCATTCATTCTTAAAAATCCAAGATTATTTTGAGAGTGTACTTTTACTCTTTCGTTCATCATGTCAACTAAAAACAGTTCATTGTTTTCATTAATAGCGTGCTGATGAGCAATATTAAAATTCGTAGTTCCTGATCCTAAACTACCGAAAGTTGAAAGTATAACGCCAAAAGGTGACCTATCAAATTTTACCAATCTATTATTTGTTCTATCTGAAAAAAATATAAAATCTTTATTTGCCGTTCCATTAAGAGGAAAATAATCAGATTCTATAAAAGTTGTACTTTGAATTACGCTATAATCAATATCGTCAACTGTAGCTATACTCGCTGTAGAAACAAGACCTAAAACAATAATTTCTCTTGGCGTAGTTCTTTCAAATTTCCTAGTAGTTACTTTATTCCCAAAATCGTTATAAACATCTACAATTAACTCCGAATCAGGCGATTTTTCCATAGTTAATAAAAGTTGTCCTGATTTCTTATGCGCCATTGTTCCAAAATTAAATAGTTTTACAAATCTATAAAAATTAACAGGATTCCTATCTTTTTCTTGAACAATTCTTATGTTATCAATAGAGATAGATGATATATTAATTCCGTTTACAACAAATCTAATTCCATAATATGAAAGTGTATCCGCAAACGGAATTTCTTCAGAATCTAAGTCTGTCCAATCTGATCTTACTGGAAATGAAGACAACTGTATTCTTACTTGTGTCCAGATATTGTTCGATGTGTTAAGCACACCACTAGTAATAGTTACTGAAGTAAAATTTGTGTCAAATGCAGATTGAGATTCGTCATTAACCTCTAAATCTACTCTTAAATTCGTAATGTTACCTATACTGGTAGTATATATTTGGAATGAGAGATAATCATTTTTTGATATTTTTGTTTTGTCATACCATTCACCAATAGAAAAAATATTCATCCTAGTCATTGAAGATTCAGTCACAGAACTGTTGATCCACATTCTAACCGATCCTGTTCCTTCAATTACGTTTGTTATATTTCTATTTACTCTTGTTCCAACCCATTGAGAACTTAAGTCCATTGTGTCAACAACTAAGTTTTTAGGTGAATCGTCTGTCTGCTCTTCTACGTCTAATTTGTGTACTCTCCCTCCAACAGATTCACCATAAAGTAGCTGCCCAGTACCGTTAGGATCATCAAAAGACGTAAAAGATTTAGCCAACAAACCACAAAACGGATACCATTGGTCTAACCTAATATCATAAACAATAACAGAATTGTTTATACCTTTAGGAAATTTATCAGGATCTTCGTAAGACAAAATATAATATTCTTTTTTTTTGTAGTAATGCCCAACAATGTTTTTATATGTGCCAGCTTTTATTAATCTGGTAATCAATGTTTTTATATTGTTGCTAATAATTCTGGATTCTTCCACGCTTGTTATTCTTGATCTTCTGCCACCATCATACCTCCTTATTCCGTCTTGAGAAGCAAAAATAAGAAATTGACCTGTATTGATAGCACTCCTAGGAGCAACTACTCCAAACCCAGAAACTAATTCGCTTATAGCTTGATCTCCTGTCCCAGGACTTAAAACTGAAAAAGATAAGTCTTGAATAGCATTCTGTTGACCAACAATTACTCTATCAAAAATAACATCTAAACTATTAATATCAGAAGTTCTAAAATCTAAGAATCTGTTCCAAGCGTAACTGGAGATAGCTAAATTGTTTAGAGGAGAATTTAACAAAGAATAATAAATTCTGCTTGGATAGTAAGTAGTACCTTGAGTTAAAACTTGAGTAGAAGTGTCTATTAAAGCTACGTTTCCAAGTAATAAATAATTGTTCTTTTGAGCTACATATTTAGCTCTAACATTAATTGAATCTGTGCTAAGAGTAGTTTCAACAAGCGGAGCAAACGAAGATGTGATAATATTAAATCTGTATATTGGATTAACTAAACCATCCCCAGTCATAATCACACTATCGTTTATCGTAGTAAACGACCAGTTTTGGTGTAGATTAATTGCGCTAGACAATGTAATCCAAACAGAATTAGTGTCTCCTGTACTATACACAATCTGATCTCCTATAACTGCTATAGTTATAGCTCTTGAGTAACTACCAGTAGAAGCATAAGCTCTATACAAAGCGTCAACGGAATGCGATGATCTAGGCTGCTCAACAAAAGGTTCTGACCCAGACCTTTTTACCATCGAACCATCAGAATTAGATATACAGTTGCACATATCAGAACTTTCGTTATCTAAAATGTTTGTCACGTCTGTCTGATCGTTTACTGCTCTTCCAAAATCAATAGGCCCTATCTGAATAGGTTCTGCGTACGATAAAGAACAAAAGAATAGGAATACTAGACTAGTCTTCATTTTGTTCCGAATAAGCAATTCTAGCCGCTTTACCTGAAAATGGAGAAATATATTTACTAGGAGTTCCTAACGTTTTAGATAATCCCTTAGCTGTTAAATTAGCTAATGGAGATGATTCTATAGCATTAACAATAGTGCTATAGATACCAAAAGGGAGTCTTGATCCTCCTTTTTTAGCAACTACTGGTAATAATCCTATTCTTATTCTTATCAACAAACTCTCTTTGGCGGCTAATTTTCCAAGTTCAGGATCAATAGAATATAACTGCCTCCTCAAATCATTAGCCATTGCTTCGTAAGCAGACGCTTTTAATGCTGACTTAGAATCTACTGTTTTTAAATAAATATTCCCAGCCAAATCATCCATATTTCTTTTTAATTCCATAGCTCTTGTAATATCAACTACTTCTCCGTTTCTTTTAATAATCCCTTCTTGCATATTATTAAGTTTAGACAGAAAACCTTCTTCTGAACCAATATCCGATTTTTTCTTTAGTTTATTTAGAGTATCTGTAGTTTCTCTAAGATTAATTGTCCCTTGCCTTTGACCACCACCAACACTAAATTCAGGTAATGGTTTTAGACCTCTAACTGCTTTTCCAATTTCAGACCGCACTTTAGTTGCCTCTTCATCAGGAGTAAATCCAACATCATATTTTCTAGTAAATCCGCCTAATTCGCTAGGAGGATACAAAGATTCTTTTTTAGTCGTTCTACCAATTTCTACGCCAAACACATCTTTCTCAATTTCGGTTACCTCTCGAGTAGTTTTAGGAATATTTGTTTTTGTAATTTTTTCAGAAATCGTAAAAGGAGTTCTAATTTGTTGACCAGAAGGTATACTAGAAGGTTTAATTGTTTGAATACTAGCTGGTTTATATTCTAAAGAAGGAATACCTTTTATATCAACAGAAGGAATTAAAGGTTTTTGAATTAAAGCTCTATTTTCTTCAGTTATAAATCTAATTTGATTTTCTATTCTTGATAATTCTTCTCCAGCTATGTCATACGCTTCTTTCCTATTTTTAAATCCAATTATTTCTGGAAAATCTTTTAAAGTTTGAGATCCTAGAGATGGTTTTTTTTGTTCAGCTAGCTTTTCAGCTATCTTTGCATTAGTATTTATAAAATGATTAGTTATACTTTCAGATAAATCTCGTCCGAACAGTTTTCTTAAATATCCTAATGCTTGCCCACCCATAGCTAATCCAGAGAATGTAATTCCACCTTTTGCCATGTCTTCAACTGTTTCTTTTACTGGCTTTCTTTTTATAGCGCCTTCAGTAGCTTCGTAGGTTAATCCTGTCCCTAAACTTTTACTAACCGATCTTCCTAAAGGACCAAGCGCTCTTATAGCTGGACTTACGCCAAACGCTGCGCCGCCAGTAGCTTCTGCCGCACCTAACTTTAAAGATTGACCAGCTAGTCTTCCGAAAGCCCTCCCTGTTGCCATTTGAGGTGTTAAAATTTCTCCATCTAAACTTCTTTCCGAAGGAATACCAAATTCTTCCGCAAAAGATGTTCCAAATTCTTTTGCTTCTGGCGTAGTTGCTATTTTTTTAGTAGCTTTTAAAATTGGTAAAAACGGAACAATATTCTCTTTAAGTTTAGAAGTTGCAGTTTCAGCTAGGGTTTTAGGCTCTTCTGTTTCTACTTCAAAAGTCCCCTGATCTGTTTCTATTTGATAAACAGCCATTATCTAATCCTTTTAAAACTTTTTATTTTTATGTCTTTAGGTAATTGGTTTAAAATTTCTTCTGGTATTTCTTCTAAAGCGCTACTATTTTTTTCATTTAACAAAGGTAATGGATTTGATTTTCTTACTCTTTTTTTTATTCCTTCCACAGGAGAATATGTTTCAGTTAAACCTAAATAGGAGCTCTCAAAATTATCTTTTTTATCTTGTAAAATATCTATCATCTTTCTAATTCTATTTATATTTGTTTTTTCATCTTTGTCTTCTTCTGGCATAATAGGCCCAAAAACTTCTTTTTCAGTAGGTGTAAATGCCGTCCCGCCACGCTCCCTAACAAAATCCGCAAACCCTAATCTAAGCGTAGTTAATATATCCTGCTCTTCTTTTGGAAGAGTACCTATAATTTCTCTAAATTTATTATATGGAGAACTAAATAAACCAGTTACATTAATCCTTTTTTTTATAGCCAAGTTTAATCCAGATTCTATATTATTAGCCAATTTAGTTTGATTTATTAAATCAGCATACTGAGATTCAATTTTTGGAGGAACAGTATATCTATCCCCCGTTTTTTTTCTCTCTTCTTGCTCTATCCTATTCTGTTCTTTTATATCTTGAAGATCAACCATTCTTTCTGTTTGATCTTCAAATCTTTTACCAAATCTAACATCTGACCTTTCTTCTCTTTCTAGTTGACGAGACTCTACTCTTTTTTCTTTTTCTAACTGATTAAGATAATCTCTTCTTTTAGTAACTAGCCCAAGCTCATCAGGAGTCACTAATTCGTTTGGATCTAACCCTGTTTTAACACCACTAAGAGCCTCTACTCTACTAATCGGTATTCTTTTTCTTCGTTCTTCTATATCTTTTAAAGCATAAGGAACATAAACATCCCTTATTCCACCCAAAAATCCGCCTAGTCCAGCTAAAATATTATCATCAGCCATTCGGATACCTCCCAAAAGAAAGTAAACTTGGTCTAGTAATTCTTTCATAATAAGGATCACGCAAATTAGAAATTTCAGACTGAATCTTAGGACGGTTCGCATACCGTAAAGCGCCTACTGTCCCAGCAGTACCAACCAACCCAAACAAACTGTTGTATAGAGCAGATTGGTAGTTTGTTTGAGGTAAATACTGCTGTTGCAAATCTATTCCTCTTTGCCCATACAAATCCGCAAGTTCTTCTTTCCTTCTGCCAGAAGCTATATTTGCCTGCAATTCTTCACCCTCAGCTCCTTGTCTCATTTTCTGCAATGCTACCTGTCTAGCATACTGTTCTGCTTCTTGAAGGTCTAACCCAGCCATTTCAGCTCTTCTTTTAGCTGTTTCGTATACCAAATTTATTCTTTGACGATTAGCCCCAAACCTTTGTCTTGAAAATGTCCGTTCAGACTCGCTAATTAATCCTTTAGAAACTTCAGGAATACTTCTAGGATCAATACCAGACAATCCTGAAAAAAATTGTCCTCTTGTCCTAGCCAAAAGTTCTCTAGCTCTTTTTTGGCTTTCTAAAGTTTTAGGAGTCAATCCTTGCAGATAAACGTCTGTTCCTAGCTCTGACCTTCTACGTTCTTCTTGCAAATCTCTAGGCATTTACACTACTCCTTTACTACTAACAGTTGGCTGACCATACTTTGATCCAATATAAGTTCCTGCGATTGTTCCTACTGTGCTTCCTATATCGTTAAAAAATTTATCCTGCTGCTGTTGTCTTCCATAATCTCTTTCTGATCTTAATCGCGATTCCTGAATTCTGCTCTGCCTTTCTAAATCTCTGCGATATGATTCTTCTTCATACCTACGTCTTAAATCTGCCTGTGTTCTTCCAAACGATATTTGCTGCCTTTCTAAAGCTGTTCCACGCTCTGAAGCTAAACTTTCAGAAATTCCTCTACCAGCTTCTATCTCTTTTTTAAAAGTAGTCTGATACGCAGCATTTTGAAAAAACAGATCGTCTTCTTCCTGCAACCTTAAATATTCTTGCTCAGTTCCAGACTGAATTCCAGCCGCGCTTCTGGCTAATTCGCTCTGTAAATCGCCACTATAAAGTAACCCTCTAACATTAAGATTCTCAGCTATTTTAGGAGCTATTTGTTCTTGAAAGTATCTACCTCCATACTCTTGCTCTCCTGCTAAAAATTCTTCTCTTCCTCTACCAAGTTCGCTTTCAAGTCCAGACTCGAACTGACTAAGTTCTTCTTCTCTCTGTCTCTTTAATCCTCTACCTGAAACTATATCTTGAATGCGTTTTACATCTTCACCAGTTTCTGGAGATGTTTTTAAAAATTCACCATAAATATTACCCTCTCTTAAAGGATTTATTACATCTATATTTAGAGGAATAGCACCTCTTTCTAATTGAGACGGTTCTGGCAACCTTTTATTATTTTTTAAATATTCAAGTACAAACCTTGCGTTTCTCTCCGCTAGAGGAATATCTTTTTCATTGCCCTTATCAGTCTTGTATGACTTTTTAAATTTATCTAGTAAAAAATTATATAGTTTCTGTTCATCTAATCCTGTTTCTTTTATTCCACCCAATTCTCCATACAAATTTAGTCTCTCTTGTAACTCTTCATCGGTTAGTTCTGGCTCTTTCCCTATATCTGTTTGTCCCAAGAATTGTTCATACGCCTGTCTCTTAGAAGGTAACGAGCCAATTATCTGCTCAAGTAACGGAAGAATACCTTTACTTGGCTTCGTAGCTAACTTAGCTCTTGTTTCTGGAGATAAGTTACCTGTAGATTCTATCTCGTCAAGCAACGTATCTATATCTATTTGTCCACCACGCTCTCTAGCTAACGACTCTAAAACTTTCTTGTCAGAAGATTCAACTCTATATCGTCTAGCCATCAGATATATGCTCCTCTACTATTTATTTCTGGTCTAAACTGTTTGTATCTAGGAACAGATGTCATCATTCCTTTTAAATCGTTAATCCTAGCTCTTGCCAACGCTTGTTTATTAATCCATTTTGAATCATCTAAATCAGAAAGACGGTCTGCTTCCGCTAAATCTAAAATTGCAGGATCAAACTCTTCTGGAACTTCAGTAGAATCTTCATCTTCGTTTACCATGTCATACACTCTTTTTATGTATGTATATGGAAAAATATATGTGTCATTTGGATTCAAAAATAGTTGAAACCCTAAATTGTCCTGCTTCTTAATTTCGTATTCTGTTCCTGAAGGAACAGTAGATTTCGCAAAATTTATTAGTCTAATTCTTGTATCAGACTCAACTCTCTTAACATGATATCTGTCTTTTCCAACTATAAATAAATCCCCTTCTTCAACATTATCTAACCAAGATGTTCCAGACCCAGTAACTAAATCATCATCTTCAGTTAAACTTACTGATCCTGTAGTATAAGAACTCTCAAACTGGTTTTTTCCTAACATTAAAAACTGTTCTGGCTCACCAGTATTACTAATCTCAGAATTCAATTCTCTAATATGATGAAGCGATCTTTCTCTAATAATTCCATCATTAATCCAACTACCAAACTCTAGTATCTTCTTAACTTCGCTTGGAAAATAATAAAATCTGTTCCAAATCGTAAAAGTCCTAGAACTAGCCGTATCTTCTTTAATTGCAGAATAAAGAGTACATTCTGTAGCGGATACTCTACGTCTAATTCTGTACCAATTTTTACTATCTTGCGGTTGAAAATAACGTCCTTCCATTGCTGTAGTTATACTTGCCGCTCCACCAAAAGTAACCGTCCTACTATCAACAGTAATATTACAAGTGCCAGTAATATAATTTTCTATAGTTCTAATCTCTCCAGTTCTAATCAAATGTTGCCAATTAATACTAGAATTATTGCAAATCTCTTTATACGATTTATTGATCTTACGAGCCGCTAAAGTCCTATACTCAAGAACTTTTTTATCTAGTTTTATACGATCGCAAAGTTCGTCTATGAAACTTCCAAAAAGCATTTTAGTCTTTTGTCCCTCTACTTTCTTGACCTTTAGGCGGAGATGTTACCCAGTTCCATCTTACCCGTATTGCCCCAGTCCCTGTTTTTGTAACTATCAAACCATATCCTAATTGTTCTCCTATTGGAAAATAATCACCAGTAGTATCAATATCATAAACCGTAGAAGTTGATCCTGAAAAACCAACCGCTGTGTCTGAAGAATTTCTGTATTGAAACTGCGCTGTATCAGCAGTAGTTCCAGAAGTCACAGTAATATCTGCAATAATAATAGCTGAAGTTGCTACTCTAAAATTAGCTGTAGTTCCAGAAATTTCTGTTGATCTCCATAATTTGTAATCTCTTAAATCATATCCAGCATACAATTTAGATTGATACAAACTAACTAAAACCACTAAACTAAATAATATTTTCTTCATAAATTCCCTCCTATTTTAATTTTTCTTCTAAAATTTTTAGTCTGCTATCAATCTCTTTTAAGGACTCTACAACCAAAGCCTCAAATCCTCTAAGAGTAAAAGCCCTTAAATCAGCTAGAGTCCTACACTGCATCATAAATTTTGAGCTAAAAGAACTTAACGCTTGCGAGTATTCAGTATTAGCAAGAGTAAGAGTTAAATTTATTATTGTAGGAACAGAAATTGACATAATTAGACTAACACCAGATTGCGCTTAAATAAACTCTCATACGCATTTTTGTATTGAACTATTTCTTTATCTAAACTGTAGTTCTCTTCTATTTCTTTTCTTGCATTCTTACCAATTAATCCACGAGTCTCCTTATCATCAATAAGCAATTCTAAATATTCAACCCACTCATCTTGATTAGAAGCTAAAAGCCCAGTTTTGTTGTGATCTATATTTAAATTGTATGGAGGAATATTGCTTGCAACGCAAGGTATTTCTAAAGACCCATACTCTTCCCACTTAATCTCACTTTTACAATTAGAAAAAGAATTGGTGTATAAAGGAGCAATCCCTATATCTATATTCAACGATTTAAATTTCCACGGATACGATTCTACAGACATCCACTTTTCAATAATAATTCTATCCTTGTCTATCCCTTTTAACGAACCATCATAATGTTGTCCCATAATTACAAGTAATACATTTTTGTGTTTGTCCATAATTTTAGATATAGCTTCTTTTATTTCTATAAAATCTTCATAATGTGACCACCCACCCTGATACCCAATCCTAATATAATCGTCTTTAACTAAATTTATAGGAAACCAAGTTTCAAAATCAATAAAATTCTTTATAACCTTCACATTCTTAGCTCCACGCATTTTAAACATTCCAGATAAAATAGGGCTTGGAGTAGTAATTAAATCAACTGCTCTGATTGTTTCTTTGAAAATTTCCATTTTTTCTTGGTTCTTCAAAATGTCAAATCCGTCTCGCCCATGTTCCCATAACGAAACCTTTTCATCATTATCCATTACCACATAAACAGACTTTGTTCCGTGATCCTTGTACGCAGGATTGTAAGGACTTATATCAAAAATATTATCATCATAATCTAAAACAAATTTTTTCTTTCCTTTATTTTCTAGCACATAGTCAAGATACTTTTCGCTTGTAGCACATTGCGATACAATCACGTCACTTACGTCTGTCCATAGTTCCTGTTCATCCATATTTTTAAGCATGGAACTAGACGCGCAAGGAAAATAATCTTTTTTAGATAATTTTCTGAACGGCTGAGCAATCCTATAAAAATTGCAGCCATTCTTGTATCCTTCTACAGCATATACTTGTATTAAGCCGTTTAAAATTTTGCATTACCTCCAATCAATCAATCAATTACCCTTAAATCTCCAACTTCGTTCTTAAACCTTTTCAGAAATTTGTCCTGCTCTTTTGCTCTGTCTTTGTACGGAATTCTAGGATCAAAATATTTTCCATACTCTTTATCAAACACTATCCATGTAGGAATACTAGCAATAGCTCTCCTAGTTCTACTATTTGACCATCCATTATTAGCTAACCTATTTAGACTTCTTTGTTCTTTACAGTTTTTTAGAGTATCTTGTAGTTCCTGCATTCTTCTTTTTCTAACTTCAATCTTATAAATATTAATTTGATTTATTAATCCAATCATTGATTTTGCTTCTTTATTATCGCAGCTTGCTAAATATGACATACTACCTCCAAAGTTAAGAGGGAGATGACATTTTGCCATCTCCCTCTTAAAAATATTATCTACGCCACTTAACTACTCCTCTAACTGCCTCTCCGCTGCTCCCTGATGTTTTAAAAAAGAACAATCCGTTTATAAACCGAATACCAACACCAGCAGCATCCGTTATATCGAAAGTCTTTTCATAATTTCCCCTACGAGGTTGAGCCGTACTAGCAGCAACATCTCCAGAAGTAATTGTTGCAGAGGATTCAAACATTACCGCAGGAGTAACTCTTTGTCCAGATTCAAACGTAGAATATGCAATAGATGCAGCAACAACCGTATCTAACACAATAGCCCAGTCCAAAGAAGTGTGAGCTCCAGAAGATAAATAAAATCCTCCAAACTCACCTGAACCTGTGGCGACAGTTCCAGAAGCAGCCGCAATAGCTGTATAGTTCCATCCTCTACCACCAGCTACTAACCCTGATAAAATATCAGCATATGCTGCCCGATTCATTATAAATAATGAACCTATAAAAAAATAAAATAATAAGTATTTTTTCATATTATAGCCTCCTTATGCTGAAGCAGTTCCAGTAATCTTTCCACTGGAATTCTCTGCTAGATATTCAAGAGTGTATTCACTCTCTACATAACCTCTTCTTTGGCCACCCACTTTACCAACCTCTTCAAAGAAAAGAGGTCTTAAAAATGCAACGCTAAAATACTCTTCTTGCAAAATAGAAACTTGAGTCGCAGGCATATTTCTTTCAAGATAAATGTCCATAGGCCCGAAATCGCTATCGTACCGATCTACAGCAACAGTACGTTTTTTGCCATTAGCATCAATGTTTCTATTTAGTGGAGCAGTCCATGAAGAAATAGTTCTCTTATTGAACCCTCCAACATAAACAGCGTTCGGTTTACCGCCAGCTGTCCATATGTCTTGCAAAACGCTATTAAACACAGTTTCGTCTAATGGTAAACTGTTTGCAGAACCAGTATTAGTTGTAATAGCTGTAAGTATGCCATTAAGTGTTCTTGCTGTACCTGAAGCGCCTGAAGCAGAAGCTTGGTTTATAAGAGCTGAATTCATATCTCTTGCCAACTCTTTTGTTTTAATCATTCTCTGATGGTCAAACTCTGTTCCACTGACACCAGCTTTATTAACCTCGTCTTGTGTATAAGAGCTACTAAACTCTTTACGGGAAATTTGGGTATAGTTAGTAACCCTAACCCTCTCAGTAACATCACCACTAGCAAACGCCGCTGTTGATCCTTCTACCTCCGCATTTCCACTATCAGCTGCTTGTAGAGATTCTGTCAACCATTCATGAGTTCTATGAGTAGCTGTTTTCTTCCCAATTCTAGACATAGTTACCGTTTCTTCTGGAGAAATATTGGTAATCAAATTTATTAAATCTTCTCTATTACCTACAGCTCTATAACTCAGTTATGTTATCATTGGCTTTCTATTTCCAATATCCACTTATTCCTAAGTGGCTCAGGTCATGTCATCCCTTTCGGGTGGGTTATTTGTGTCTTTTATATTTATTCAAGACTGACCGTCACACACGCCCGAGAAGCCTTTCGTAATCTTCTCTGCTGGCTCGAAGTTGTCCGTTCTGGATATTCTTCGAATTAAACCCATTCACAGATAAACAAGCATGATAAGCAGAATGACAAGAACGGCAAAGAATAACTCCATTCCAAACATCAAATCGTAATTCTTGATATTCCTGATAAGATTTAATGTGATGTGCTACTCTTTGATTAGTTGATCCGCAATTCACGCAAAAAATATCTCTATTAAATATAAAGTCTTTCCAATTTTTATATCTAACAGTTGTCCTTTCAAGTTGAACTGCTTTTGTTCTTCCGCCTTGCCAATTCGGATTATTTTCTCTAATTGTCCAGTATCTGCTCTTACCTTTAGATGCTAAGGACATTTTCAGTTTATGTTCTTCTGAAAATTTCTTTCCTTTTAAGTATGAACTTTGTGTTCGAGTTTTTATATTATGTTTATTTAACCAACTAAAAACTCTTGAAGAAGAAACTTTAAGTTCATCAGCAATATATTTCATTGTTCTACCATTACAAACATATTGCTGGTATAACCAATCTTTATCCTTCAATTCTGGACACGGAGAATATCTCATGCTAATTTATTGGGACTCTTCCGAATCTATATAATTATTCTGTCCCATCTTAAAAACCTCCTATGAGAAGGTTATTTTGCCATACCAGCTTCTTGAGCGTCAGAAATTCCTTTTAAAAGAGAAGATAAAGCTTCTTTTGGATCTTTACTTTCTTTCCAATTTATCAATTCTTCTCTACTCTGCGTTCTTGGCTGTCTTGATCCGCCAACTTCTAAAAATTGCTTTTCTTTTTCTGCGATAGCCTTTTCTCTATTAGAAAGATGTTCTTCATGCTTCATCAGTTTGTACGCTTTTTTAGCTCTAGTAAGAAGTCTCATAGACGCTTCTGGATCAACTTTTCTCATAAATTTTTTGATCTTTGGATAAAAAGTGTCTATATCAGACTTCTCTTGTTCAGCCATCTCCTCTACAAACTCTTCTGCATACGACAAATCAAGAGAATCTAGTTCAGCTTTACTTACTTCTTGGCTAATACCTTTATTAATTTCTAGCCAAGCTTTAGACCGTTTGTCTCTACGGATAGCAGTAATCTGATCTTGTAAACTGTCAAGCTCGTCTTGCTGATCTCCAGTTAAACGTTTCTTGTTTTCAAGCTCATCTATCCTCTCTTGTTTCTCTCTAATTTCTGAAACCTGTTCTCGCAAATCAGAAATAGCTTTATCTTTTTTCTTTAGCAGATCAATATATTTCTCTTCACTTTTTAACGAGCCTTTTTCACCCTCGCTCGAATCAGGGGAGTTAAGAGAATCTTCAGATGACAAATCTGAATCTGTCATGTCTTCTTTTTCTGGCAACATTTAATAACCTCCAATTTTTATTTTTACCGTTTAATAGCGGCAAATCTTGTTTGGCGGTAAGTAACAAAAGTTCTACCTATCCTCTTACCGCCAAATGAGAACGCCGATCAAGACATTCTCTGAATTCATTGAGAATAATCGTTGATCGGCGTTTTTTTTGAAGGCTAATTACTACTTTTTAATATTTTGGCTTTTTAGGTTTTTTCTTTCCCATATTGATCCTCCTTATTACGAAAGAAGATAACCTTATTGTTTAGTATCGGCTTCTCTATCTCTTTCTTAAAATATCTATCGTAAATTATTTCTTTTCCAAAATCTTCCTTGAATAAATTTATAGAAATTCGTTTAGAACAAACTTTAGAAATACCCTTTACAAAGTCTTCATCAAACACAAAATCACATATCTCGTTCCCATTGTATAGATCAATTACAACATAATCAAACCGTTTGTCACATGTTTTTATAAAATCTTTTGCATCTATTTTTATAAAATCGTGTCCTACATATTTGTTCTTTGGTTCTCTAATATCAATACCCAAACAACCCATAAACTTATATTTACCCCAAATTTTATATATCAGATTTGCAATAGTTCCATTACCATACCCTAAAATTAAGATGTCTTTTGGTTGTTCTGGAGGTATCATATAGCTCCAGTATGTGTACCCAAATAATGTTTCTGACGGTTCTATTGATTGAATATAATTCAAATCCAGAGTAAGAGTTTCGCCTGTATCAAGATTTATTGTTTCCATTTTTTCCTAAACATTCTTCTAATTCGGAATAACTCATGTCACCTTTCCATTTCCTACAAATACCACAAATCTGTCTTAAATCACTATCATAATCTGGAAAATTTTTGAACCTGTGCTTCTTCTTTGTAAGAGTTTCTCCAGTATCAAGTTTTATTGTTTCCATTTCTCTTCACTTCACTTTTAAGACCTGTTTCTTTCTTAACCTTCATATCACCCCTTAACGCTTTTATTACATCCTCGCTATCAGTATAAACGTACTCGTCGGCATTCATATTGTCTTTATGAACACAATATTTATACCCATTCTCAGCAAAATCTATATGAATAGAAGTTATTTTTCCTTTACCTTTCTTCCCAGATTCTACCATACCACCATAATTATGAGCCATGTTTTCCCTCCAAAAGTTCCGCATATAATCTTCTTACATAACTATCATTTTCTTTGTTTATACGTTCAGGACTTTTTAAACAAAATCTTATGCCAGCAATGACTCCGTCTTGGAATATACGAGTGTTCACATCTATATTCTGGCCTACTGCTGGCTCAAAATATATTAACTTATCTTCTAGTTCCTGCTTAAACCATTCCCATCCTTCACTAACCAAAAACTGTTCTGTTATTCTAACCTTCTCTTCTTTTGTATATTTTCTCATATTACCTCTTGTGGAACTCTTTTGTTTGTAGGAATAATGTTCCTAGACAATGACTCCGCTTTCATCTCTTGCTCAAGAGCCATAACTCCTTCAACCGCTTTCTTTTGTCCTATATCAATATTCTGAACCCTACGCAATAAAAGTACAATCGCATTCTTCTCCTCAGAAGAAGCATTCTGAAATGTGTCTGTTTTTATGAACGATTGCATCTGAATCAAATAGTCTTGAGTATCTATTTGCGAGTCTGGAACAATATCGTATTGACCACTCATAATCCGTTCAATAGATTCTTGAGGAGATAATATGTTTGCTTCTTTCGGTTTTGGAATAACATTTTCTATATTAAAATCTTTCGATAATTTGTCTAACAATTTCCACTGATTAACACTACTCTCCAAAACTATTCTTGTTGACATGGCTCTTTCAAAATATAAAATAGAGTCCTGCCTCTTCTTAGCTTTTTCTGTTAATGGTTCATTTGCAAACATATAATCATAATTAAATTTCATCCCTTTTGGAAACAACTCTTGTAAACTCTTGTAATCGCTAGTTCCTAAAACTTTAACAATTATTTCTTTTGGCAACTTTTTCATGTTGTGCCACGTTAAATTCATTAACTCTTTAAAACCTTCTTGCATCCTATCATAAAGAACTTTAAACCTAATTTCACTCTTATTCGTTCTAAGTTCAGATTCTCCTAACGTTGTCTGACGTTCTGGAGCTCTACCTTGAAACAGTTCCGTCAATCCTGTCCTCCTCTGTGCATACTCCCAATACAAGTCAAACGATCTGTAATGCTGGAATATAGATCCATAATCGTAAGACGGTATGAAAATGTTTTGTCTTGGATTCGGAACTGGATACCACCCGTTAGGTGTCATCTGGACAAGCTCAGGATCAAAACCGCCAGACGGATCGTAAAACGTAGGAGTCTTAACTAACTTCTCTACAGCATTAGAAACTTGGTTGTGCGCATAGTCCAGCTCTTCTTGCGATTGTTTTATTAGCCAACATAACGAATCGCCATACGGACGGTCTTCTCTCGGATACGGCTGAAATTTCCAAGCATACGGTCTGATAGGATCACCACTTATTTCATCAATATCTTTATTCTCAACCTTTCTAAATATCTGACCTCCGTTAGGAGAACACCAAACAATCAACTCTACTAACTCAACGTCCCCGCTTTCTTTGTTCTTGTGAGGATATGTAACGTAACATTCCATCAGGTATCTCATGTTCCTAGAAAATCGTTCAGTAAGAGATGTTCTTGATACTACATCCCTTGCTTGCATAATCTCGTTTATTCCAGATACATAAACCCCATTACCTTTTGATAGATTTTCTATTCCTTTATAATATTTTTTACCATCAGAATCGTTTAACGACTTCCTAATTTCCCAATCGTTCTCGTCTAACGGAATCAACTCAAATATATGATCTGTGTTCCGAACTTGAACACCAGAAGCACTCATCGGCAATATCAAATTTTCTACTGGTATCCTCTTCCATATAACCTTATTTCTTTGACCATAAATGCCACTCCCATAAATACATTTTATAGGTGCATTACCAGCCTTGTACGCAACATGAATAGCTTTATCTAACGTGTCTAACGAATCATCAATATAATTCAGTACAACCCAATTCATAACAGACTCTGCAAGTTTAGACGTTCTTACATCCTCTTTTCCTATCCCACGCACACTTACTATTTTGTTTGTATCCGCTTTTATTGAGCCAATAGTGTTAGCATGAGCAGTATCTACCAACGTTGGAGTTAGACCTACACAATAGTTGGACGCATTCTTCCACGGATCATTAACCCTTGACTTGTAACCAGCATAAGAATACTCCTCATACACACGCATTGCGTTCCAACCATACGATTCTCTGTCACGAATATCTTCCGCAAGTTTATTTATAATATAAACAGATAAGTCCATATCATCAATATCATTAACGATTGATTCCTCTTGTACCTGATCTTGTACCTGATCTTGTACCTGATCTTGATCTATCTGCCCAATCTCATCAACCACTTTTTTTAACCCTCAACTTAACATTCATCTCTATAATCCGCATCGTAGGATCACCTATATACTTTTCGTTGAAACTAATAATCTCAAAATTTCCAACAAATCCATAATGTCTCCCTAAATGTAACAATCCTAAATCTTCACAATAATAACAAAACGAATTCGCATTCCAAAAACTCTTGTGAGTCGGATCTTGAAATGCTCCCCTCCCATCTGTCGTCGGTATTCTCATCTCAACTATCGCCCCATCTTTACAAATTCGCCATATCTCGTTCATCGTGTTTATCGGATTAGATAAATGTTCAATTATATCGTTCGCAATTATGTGATCTATACTGTTATCTTCAAATTCCCAGTTACTACCCTCTAAATCTACTAAACGATCTACGGACTCAGATAACCTGTTATCAATACCAACATACCCCTCTATACTAACAGTTCCACACCCTAAATTTAATTTTGTAACTCTATCAGTATCAATCATCTAAACTTCCCTCTTTTTTTATGCAAACCATCTCCATTAGAATTGTTGTCATGCACAGCTATATCTTCTAACTTTTTCCACTCGTTTTTCTCATCCAGAAAATATCCGTTACTATTGTTTATTAAACTAACAACATACTCACCAGAATATTTTTGTTGCTTGATGTGATATGTGTCTGACCTATATAATATCGTCGGAAATATAACTCTGCCATTAGCATCCACAATTTCATAATCGCTCGTAAATCTTATAGGCAAAATAAATGGCATGTCTATCATATCAGTCCACTCGTTTTTTTATCTTTTTTTTCACTCACAATTAAACACAGCTCCGTCAACACCTTCTCTATCCTCTCCAACTTCTCTTCAATTTTTTCTAAATATTCTTTTTTAGGCGTAGGCATATTTTTCACTCCTGTATTCGGGCGGTATATAAACTTTAGGTTTTGTTTCGTATCTCGGTTGGATAACATTTAA